AGTTTTGTCGGTAGCCTACCCTTATCTCAGGCATACCCCTAAGGGTAACTTCACCAGTTAGATACTCAATTTTGTGCTGACCCCAATGATCGTGTAGAAGTAACCACCTTACTATGTTCTTTAGAATTTTACCTTGCGGGGTGCCGCCTTTGTCGCTGTCACATACCGCGTCTCTTCCGTAATCCGCGAACCTGGTGGTCCATTCTTTTGCACGTAAACCATTCCTAGCTATGCTGATCGGGGTAGTCACCGGCATGAATTCTTTCATTATGTGCTTGTAGTTAGTGCCCAAGGGACTTTCCGAGAACATGGTGTAGAAGTTAGTCAAATCATTATCGCTGCGCCCGACCGTAGAGTTAATCACATCCGTATTCTTTATAGACACAACGTCTAGGTGCTTGAGAGGAGGTCCATCGAAATTACAACCAATTGTGCCTATAGAAATAGTGCCGTCGCGCACCTCCTTCACAGTTGAGTAGTCGTACACAGACCTGTACTGACCATCGCCAGATCCAACCACCTTAGAGAATATAGGCCCAAATGGTACAAACCCTAGTGGGTCTCCATCTGCTGCTAAAGGTCCTAAGTCCACCCCCTCTACAGTGGACCAGGGGTATTCCCTGAACACAATGGCAGGCACATACGCTACCGCGTGAGTGCTGCTCGCAAAGTCCCCACCCGTCCCGCGATTAAACCCAAGCTCATCTTCGTCGGTTGAGTACTCACTGCCGAAACATCTGTCTAAATAAGGATCGCTGTTTAAGGACGTTTCCTTTCTTGGCACAGCTACAGGTCTTAAGTCGAATACCAACTCATTCATCATCTCATTAGAGAATTTCTTCATTATGGATATTAGGGACCCTCCCTCGTGCCAGATAGGAGCCCCTTGTATATACCCGTCTACGGTGGAAGTTTCTATAAAAGATAAGTCTATCAGGTCCAGAACTGTGTACACATCGTTCTTAAGATCCGTCTTCAATACATGGTACTCACGAAGCTCCGCTATACCCGCCCGTATTCTAGCGAACACTTCAGGTGGAGTGGTACCTTTGATGGTAGTGCCTCTGACGTCGGAAGTGCCTGTAATCGTGGACGACCCAACCACCCTGGTGATAGACTCCACCTCGTCTGGGTTTTTACCTGGAGGAACGTTATTCCTATTTACTACCGCCTCGGCCTCAGAGAAAGAGCTAAAATCTTCTAACGTGTTCCTGGTGTGGTCTAGAAGCCTGTTAAACCCTTCTAAAGCGCCGACTGGGATCCGGTCCTTAGCCCTGGCGATCCTTCTCTGCCGGTTATCTGCCACAATTTTTGACGTGTGGTCGTAACTTTCAGGGAGAACCCACTGCTTGCCGAACCCTAAGAGCATGGAAGATAGATTCTCCACCATGTCAGCAGGGGACCCATGCCCACGAACTCCAGATGTTGACAGACCTGTAGGCGCCCCGGACACCAGGTACTCTTTAACGACTAGGTCCTGCCTGTGCTGGATGTTAGGGTTTACTTGTATGGTAGTTTTCTCAAAAGCCTTTTGGAAATCTGAGCACACTATCCTAAACATGGACGAAACCGCTCCGTGCTCGTTAGTTGCCTCGGTTCGCTCAACCTTATCCACGTACCCCATGAACAGGCGTATAAACCCCCTTTTCCCGTCACCCGGGTCTACGTACAGGTTCACAGTGTCGTTAGGATAGATAAGGTTGAAATAGTTCTTCCTAGGTACAACGTCTACCGACAGCGCGCCTACACCTTTGATAGACTTAGATGACTTAAAGGATACCAGGTCCTCAGACAGCTCTATTGGTGTCTCGGAGTGGTGCGAGTGAACTACAAGGATCACCCTAGTACGCATCCTAACTGTTGATGAAGAGGACATACTACCTGGTTACTCTACCTACCGGCGTTGCTTTAAAAGAAGGAGCCTTGACTGGAGCACTGTTGGGGGGGATGGCGGAAGAAAGTTCACTTATACTGTTTTCTAGGTTAGCTATCGCAGCTAGCAGCGCCTCAGGAACCTGCCCGGACCCGGACCTGGAAGACCTCATTACCCTGGCCTCAGTGTTCCTAAGAGCAGCCAGTCGGTTCTTGTTGGTATTCATATCCATGAAAAACTGACCACCGTCAGCACCTTTGCTGTACATCATATCTTCAGAGGTAACCCCCAGCCCCTTGGCACTATTTTGGAAGCTAACAGCAGTCTTTGCGACTTGAGCCCTAGTCAATATTCGTTCGCGCTCCTTTTCTAGCCCGGCTACTTGGTACTTGTACCCAACGTGGCCTGCGCTCTTTGCAACTATCTCTTCGCGGTACTTTTCTGCTAAGGAGACCAGCTGGGCCGCCCGCTCCGTGGGGGAAGTGAATGACTCCACATTCCTAGCTATTGCCTCCCTCTGCTGCTGGATATCATCAACGGTTTCATTCTCACCTGTAAAGTAACTTATTGATGCGTCTTTTAGTGTAAGAAGGTCTCGCGCCACGCTAGTGGCATCCATGGCTAGCTTGATGCCCTCCTCCAACCCAGCAACCATAGGAGGCAAAAGCGTCTCAAATGCTTTCAGCTGGGCATCCTGCAGTTGTCGCATCAACTTAGCTACGTCACCACCACCAGCAGTTGAAAACCTATTAAATATCTTTGCAAGGTGCTGGATGGCGGTAGTGTTATCCAACATGTTCTCTGCAGCCGTCTTGCTTAGACTCTTATGCTTGTCGGCCTGCTCCTGGGCCTCTGAAATATTGAACTTTCCAGCCTTCCTACCCTCCACCATGGACTGGGCCTGTGATTTACCTATACCCATCTCAGCAGCCACAGAAGCGTATTGCGCTACGTTACCACCCTCTTCTTGGATTACCTGGTCTAGGTACTTGAGAAGGTTCTTTGGGTCGGACAAGCCCTTCTCCATTTGCTTCTCAGCTTCCCACCAACTGGTTCTCCCACCTGGCCCGTACCCCATAGCCCTCTGCAGCCTGCCCCTGGAATGCTCGCTCTTAGGGTTAACCATGGCCTGGTTCATCTTCATAGCCATAGCCGCACCACGCTCACCTTGAAAACCGGATAGATTAGTCTTACCTAGCATGGACAAAACTGTGGAACCTCCCAGCCCTACGTCTCCAGCCATCATGGACCCACCAGCCTTCTGGAGTGCGTTTGCCCCCTTCATGAATTCGACAAAACGGGCTTGCTTTAGGCCACTGTACACAGAGGCCCCCATCATCCTGGCCATGGCTCGCCCGCCGGCAGTCTGACCGCCCTTACCTATGGTGCTGGAATCAAAACTAGTTCCAGACTGCGCAAGGGATGACATTAAGCTAGAAGCCTCCCCAGCATTTACTGCGCGAGAACGCATAAGCTGCTGAAGCTCCCTACCCGCGTTAACCCCTGTAGACCGCGCAGCAGAAAACTGGTGCTGCGCCGTTTCAGCGTAGTTAAACCCTAGCCCCTGCCCGAATCCCTTACCAGACAGCCTGGCCCTGCCAGCGCCTTGACCAAGCATCTGGGCACGTGCCTTCTCTACCTGTAGGTGCTTCTGGTAAGCGGACACAGCGCCACCAATAACAAAACCACCTACCATCCCCAGAGCACCACCAACAGCGCGACCAGCGCCTCGGATGCCCCCCATAGTAGGGCCAGACCTGTTAGCCCTAGCGGCCTCCCTACGGTACTTGCGGTCTTCTCGGCGCTCAGACCTTATAGCCCGCTGCTCAGCCTTACGGAAGGCCTTCTTGTTGTCCCACCCCTTCTTTTCAGCTTTCTGAAGGTCGCTTACGAACTTCTTCTGAATTTTGTGATGGTCGGCGGCTACCCTTTTCTCTGCTGCGAGGGTCTGCTTTCTAGTTCTCTGATAACTTACGTCGTTCTTACGGCGCTCCTTGTAGTTCTTCCTAGCCTGCTTCTTTACAGCCTCTAGCTCCTTAAGAACCTTCTTAGCATCTGCTATGACGTTAATCTTTAGGTCAGTACTACTAGCCATTATTTACCCTTACCAAGTAAGTCTAGAGGAGATATTGACGATTTTACACCACCAAACCTGTCATCAATCCCATCAAGTTGCGCAGCCTTCTTCCTGGCAGAATCGATAAGTTTTTTGCTGGCTTCAGAGGATGCCTTACTTTCAGGCGATCTACCCTCATCTAGGTCGGGCTCTATACCCATAGACATCTCTCTTTCCCACTTATCAATCAATGGATCTCCTGTAGACTCAAACATAATCTCTCCGTCTTCTCCACGAGAAGCGTCATACAAGGCATCCTTGTTCTTCTCGAAGAGGTCTTCGTAAAATTCAGTTAAAAGGTCTAAGGTGGTAAAATCGCCTACGTTACTAGGCGTCCAAGGAAGCTTGTACTTGTCCGTCCACCACCTTCGGAGCATTGTCAGTAGCGACGGCCTTCGAGTGTTGTTCTTGGCTATCTCCTTCGCTGCGTCCACTACCGACGTTGTCTCCAGTTTTCGACCCTCTTGGTCTACGAAAGGAGTTTTCGAACTGCATCACCTCCCCGAAGACTTTGCTTAGAAGTTCTTCGTCGGCTAGCTCTGATAGGTCCCACCACACTGGGTGGGATACAACTGCAACCTCAAGGATACCGATCATCTGGTTCAGGAACTCTGTCCCCTCATCAATACCTCTACCTGTCGGGTTACCGTCATCGTCACGTACACAGTACATACCTCCGCACAACTCAGATTTCCTTCTGGAAATCTTTGTCTGGTCGAGGATACTCAACTTTTTACTAGTGAAGGTCCCATTGTAGGACTGGCCTGAGTCCTCAGACTCGTGGTCGATGCTAAATGTGTGTAGCTTTCCCTTGTTATTCATCATAAACACTCTCCATATCAGCTATCTCTTATTGAGGTATGTCGAACTCGTCTTTCATTCGAATAGTTACAAACGTAACATTCTCAGAGACGATTCCGCGAGCAGTAACATCAAACGTATGCTCTTGTGCCTTACACTGCTCAAATGTAGCCATAACATTACCTGTTAGTCTATCTTCAATCTCACAAGTAAGATCTCCTGTAGTTAGAATATTATCCTGTTGAGGAAAAATTCCTAGTCTTTTTAGAGAACTACCGATAACTCTGAAGATTTGAGCCGATAGTGTAGCTCGATACGCTACAGGTACGAACTCTTTAACCTCCAATAGGTTTAGCACGTCAACAGGCTCGTAGTCAATAGATTCTGACCCACTAACTCCTGCTGCGTAGCCTACTGCCGATTGATTAATTTTGAAACGGGCTCTCGCACCCGAAAAAACATTTGCTGCCATGGTTATCTCCTGTGTGTGTGTGTGTTCGAAAAAAAGAAACGCCCTCTCACTAAGACCAGGTTGGGAGACCTGTGAAGTCTGGACATCTGAAGAACGGAAGCGTCGGGGGAAACTGTCCGTCCAGGGATGTAGTGAGAGGGCGTATGAGAAATCGTTGCCGGGTGCTCGCAGCGTTGGCTGACGTGCTGGTTAATATTGTATGAAATAAATTAAGAATAGTCAACTATTCAATCGCTATATCCGTTATAAGATCAACTGTTATGAGCGTAGGGTTGACCACAGTCGTTGAGCCAGGAACTACTTTTATAGCTAACCCAACGTAGTACCCAGCCGTAAAGTTGCTAGCGTCTATATTCTGGGTCCGGTGGACAACGCGAGTAGTGCTTCCCGCATCGTCGTAAGTGTCGTCTACTATTAACGTGGTAATAGACCCATTGGATATGTCTTGGTCACGGCCGTTAAATACGTGGTAATCAATCTGCCACCTGACGGTATTTCCGGACTGATTGGTGTCATCACCCTTCGTCCAATGGACGTGGAAAGATGGAGATCCTATGAAATCATTATCTATTTTAAAAGACCTGTAAGCCCTGTCGGTAGCTGGAGTGGAGAAACTCAGTCCTATAGCTGTACCGATAGCCACTTCCAGGGGGCCAAGACCTGGCTGGGGTGTAGCGGTAGCCGGTGTCACAATAGGCTTATGAACCACCTTGGTGGTTCTGGCGATCTCCTTAGCCAGAGCCTCCCGGTGTTCGGGAGGCAGATGGCTAAGGTATCCGTCGAAAGGACTAGACATTTATTACACTACAACTGGTAGCTGAAGGAAGATCTCGTTGAGTTGGAATACGATTCCTGTTACTGGGAAGATCTCAAGCTTGATGCTTGCGGTGTTTCCAGTGACGCTCACGCGAATCCTACGGTGTCCAGGGATAGTTGCAATCCCTGTTGGATTCTCTGGGTCATCCGACCTAACGATGATGTTGTCAGCCAAGTACAAGCTGCACTTGTTAGAGATGAACGTCTTCATAGATGCTACGGTAGCTGGAGTGGCCTTCTCTCCTGTGAAGCGGTCCTCAAGAGAGGTACGAAGGTCAAAGGCGATAAACCTCACAGCGTCCCTTGTGTGGGCGTCCATGAATGCGATGTTATCATCTGAGACGTGAGTTGTAATGTCACGTACCCACCTAAACCCTGCGGTAGGTGATTCCTCTGCAAACATAACGCCTGCCTGAATCATAGCGTTCCTGTCGGTCTTGTCGTTCGGTGCCCAAGAAGAGTCCTGAGATGTCGCGGTAGTCTTACACTGCTTGAACGTGAGAGGCTCTCCAACTTCTGGTGCACCTGCGCGCATCCCTGCAGCCGTCACAGCCGCAGACCACTCGTCCATTTCCTTGAGACTACCGTTCACATCGGAGGTAGTAAACTTCTGTGCGTATAGCTGCACATCGGTATCGTTGAGAGCAGCTGCTTGGGCTAGAACTTCAGTCCTAGTACCACTCATGCCGATGTACCCGCCACGCTCAGATTGGCCAGTACCCCTCATTAGTTGTACGTGAGACTTTAGTTGGGCAGCTACAGATGCGAACGTTGCGGAAGACCCATTGCCTTCGTTTGCAAGGTCCTGTGAGATTAGAGCAACTACGTGATTAGCCCTAACGTCACCGACAGCGTCAAACGCAGTCTGCCAGCTGGCGTTTGTGCTGGTAGCCCTGGCTCCTCCCTCTAGAAATAGTTTAGCAGAGGTGACTAGTGGGATCTCAGAGCCCTCCTGAGAGGCAGCTGTGTTAGCCCTGGAAGCTTCAGCTAGCTCAGAGAAATCATTAATCCAAGCTACAAGCTCGTACAAGTCACTCCTGAGGTGCCCACTGTCGTCTGGGTCCACAGCGGAGTCAAACCTGACATCTACGGCTGTAGACGTGGTGCCGAAGTCGAGGTCCTTCATCAAAACTACGTCACCATTAACTCCATCTGGAACGGATGCCTCGAAGTTAGTGGTAGCATTGATACGGTTCACAAATGCAGTCAGAGTCTCACCGACAGCAAAGGTCAATGCTAGGTCGTCGGCAGTAGGAAGTACCGCCGTAGACAGGCCTGTAGCAACTCCTGCTGCGCCAGTAACGCTTGCTGTAGCGGTGGTTACGTCTCGTACAGAGACCCCTGCGGTGCCAAGGGCGGCTTGCTCAGTAAGGGTTAGAGCGTGTGCAGGGATAAGAGTGTACTCTGCAGCTGCTCCGGTGGTGTTGGTAGCAACCTCTCTCTGAGTACCGTCTGCAAATTGCAAGGTCATACCAGCTGCGTCATCAACGCCTGCTGCTGTAAGGTCGGTAGTGATAACAAGACCAGCAGCATCAATGCTAGTTACGGAACCGTTACCGTTCAGGTTAGCACCACCAACGTACTTGAGGTACAAGGTAGCGTCACCTAGAATCTCTGGGGAGGTCTCAGTGAGAACACCATCGCTAAGGGTTACTACGTACTTGTTTGCACCAGCGCCATCCTCGAACTCTATAGATACGCTGTTACCATCGACACCGTAGGCCTTCGCAACTACCGACAGCTGGTTCTCAAGAATAAGGAATACGTCTGTTGCTTGTGGAACTCCATCAAAGCCAGGGGATACTGTAACGTCGGTTGTACCGTTGTCCGTAATCCTCCTTCTCTGTACGACTCCACCTGCACCGCCGTCCCACTCAGCCCACTGGCCGATATGGTCGGACGCAGTAAGTCCTCCGGTAGTGACGTTAACCACAGTGGTAGTGGAGCCTGCGGCGGCAGTATCTGTAACAGAGGCCTCGTCTCCGAAGAGAGTGTTAGCAGCTTGGTCCAACTCGCCAGCACCTAAGGTGGTATTAACCTTGTAGGCAAGAACCCTCTGGGCACCTCCTGGTACTCTGATGTCGTTGGAAGGGTCGAAGGCCACTCGGATGGCATCTGCTAGTGGGCCAGAACCATACGTGGCCTTAGCTAGTGCTGGATCGTCGATGATCGTGAGGCCTGGAGCCCCCGAATCAGCCTCTCCAATAAGAGCTATTACTCCCTGAGCCGATAGGCCAATTGGGGATAATGCTTTTGCGTTGATCTTTGTGATGCCGCCCGGATCGAAGCGAGTCACGCCATTGTATGTTACATATCTTGCCATGTGTGTGTTCTCCTAGTTAGTATTTCTTGAAAAGCGAATCCCACGCTTCTTTCGTCTTCTTTCCCTTGATGCTCCCATAAGCGGCCATTCCCGCCTTATGATGCATGGGCTTGCCTAATGCCATAAAATATCTGTCGAATGTAATCATTGGAGGTGGCGGGCTCCTGTACGGAGGTGCAGTAACCTCCTCGGCTACTTTTTCCCCAACTACAGGTGCTGAAGCTGTTAGCTCCTCTTCCAGCTCGTCAATAAAATCTTTTTCTTCTTCATCACTCATAAATTAAGGTCCTGTTATAATTGGGTCCTGTACGCTAATGTCTACAGGGTCTTCACTGATCTCTGCGTTGGTTCCTTCAATACCCTCTACTAGACATAGGGTGAACTCATCAATGAGAGTGTCCGCAGGAGTAAATATGTCAAACGGGGTAGCAAAGTCTAAAGTTAGCATCCGCATGTAAGCCATGTCGGGTACGTACTCTGGACGGTTTACAAAATCTGTGCCGCTCATCTTCAAATCGATTATCCCCTGCCCTTCCAAAAACGTTCTAGACAGTGTGAATATAGACTTTAGTATAGCATAAAGATAGATTAGTTGCTCCTGATTAGCAGTAACTACCTGTATTTGGTACTTATTAGCATACAGACCACCCTTACGCTCGATTATTTCTTTAGAGTTCCTGCGGTCGTACAGAGGCGAAGGCTCTCCAAGTACCTCGTCCGCAGGCTCCCTAATCTCGAAAACAGAGGTAGCGTCTGGGACCGTGGACCAATCAGACCCCACCATCAAGTTACTAGCAGAGTTGGCTATAATCTCCCTCTGCTGCCCCTCGCCAGTTCCGGCTACTATATGGACCACTAACCTCTCAGCTCCGTCTGTAAATTGGCCTATGTAAAATGTCCTGTTGGTAACATTTATAGTATTTAAGGTAGCTGAGAGGACATAATGTGGGCCAAACACAACTGCCCCCAGTCCAGACATACCAGACACGGAGGCAGCCCCGCCTAGAATTTCACCATCAAGTCCGCCGTCGTAGGAGAACTCGTCTGGGTATCCAATCTCCTTGAAATCGCCTAGATAGGCACCTTGTGAGTGCTCGTCGTCGGACCTTAGCAGGATAACCAGCGCAGGAACGGACAGGTTACCTCGTGGGTAGTTTATGGCCAAGTCTATCTGGTTTGACTTGATGAAATCCCGCATCTGCTGCTGGTCCCCACGGGAGATAGTTCGAAAAAGCTGGTCGATGTACCTTGAGTCATTCCTAAGGGTTCTAATGCCTCGGGAGATGACAGTCTGTAAGATAAGCTCAGGTACCAACGACATTATATGGAACTCCTAGCCATGACTCTACTGAACACTTCATCAATGATATTGTTCTCAAGCTCAGCCTTCACCTCGTCAATGATGTTCCTAGGGTGTATCCCAGGGTGTATCCAAGGCTCCGACTTCTGGGATATCATCCTGAATTTCACCGGACGACCTTGCTCAACCAATGGTATAACCCTATGGGTCCTACCTTTAAGGAACCCTGGTTTCAAGTCATAAGGATCGGACCCACTCTCAACCTGGTTTGCTAGGTCATTTGTAAGAGACATGACGATTTCATCCCCCTCGCGCTCAACCTTTATAGCATCAAGGTAGATATCCTTAGTGGTGTTTAGCTTATTGCTGCCGGCTGCGATCTTGCGCCACACCCACTCAACCTCGTCAGTAAGCTCCTCTAGGGCAGTGTCAATCCGTAAATGGACATGGTCTACTAACTCAGCCATTGCTTTATCGTCAATGTCAAATGATATGTGTACGCCACTTGACATTAGCAGGACACCCTAGCTTGAAGTGATCTCTTGTCCTCCGACGTAGCAAAAGGGCTTGTGTTGATCAGTTGTACGTGCCTCTTACGAAGATTGACTAACTCTCCAAGATTTCTACCATCCCGATCACGCCTCTCGGTTGGTGGCTGGAAGGCGATCCACTCAAAATATGCATTGTATTTGATAGAGAACCTAACTCCTACGTCTGGCTGGCCGCCGACCCACTTTATAATCTTACCAGGTCCTAGCTCAAAATCCGTACCTTCTTGGTACACGACACCGAACTCATCCTCACACCAGATGGAGGATGCGGGCTCGTACCACAGCCTATCCTCATCGTCATCAAGCATAGTGATTATGCCTTCGGCGGCAGCCTTGGACCCCGACCCACGAATCAGTACGTGGCCTTCGTCAATAGGCTCTGGCCAGGTAGCTGTCAGCTTATCAGCGGTCCCTATGTGCCTACCATCCCCGTCGCACGTGGGGTAGTTAGGGGTAGGGCTAAAAATTGCGTCTCCAGGCAAATAGATACCCGAGTCAAGAACATTTCTCTGGTGTCTAGCACCGGTAAAGATACCCGTTATAAGGGCAGGGGACCGGAACAGGTACCCATCTCGCCCGCACCTGGTGCAGAAGGGCTCCCTCCTTGCCTCTTCTCCGTCATCCCTAGTACTGGCGTACACGTCCTCGACCCTACACGTACAGGCTAAACCTATCTCATGTATCATTTGAACGCCCCTGTTATTTACTAGCCCGTCCTGAAAACCGGTCTGAAAATCTACAGCAGTGCCCAGATTCAAGTTCTGTGCCATTATTGGAGTTTATTATCTTAGAAGCTTAAAGTCAAGGTAATTGTAAGTCCGCATTTTACTCATCAAGTGACACGTAAAGCAAGTTAAAATTGCACACGCTCGTACTTAATTCTAGGTTTCAGAGGTTTGCCCTTAAGGTACTCAGGTACAGACACTTCCTGGATCTCTACCACACCTAATTGCAGCATTTTTATACTGGAGTACGGGATGGTAGCCCTGACAATCTTATCTGGACCTTGTTGGTTGACAACGCCGATCCTCAAAACCCCCGATTCTGGGTCGTTGTCGATTACGCCACCAGTCAGAACACCGCTGCTCCAAATCCTGTCACGCTTCTCTTTGTCACCTACCACAAGCTCGTAAGTTCCTGCGCAAACGTGCTTGTATATAAGGGGTTGACGTGGGGACATCCTGATGCGGACAAAATCTCCACTCGTTATCCTTGTGATGTGCATAATTAGGATTTTACACGCACAAGCTTCACCCTGGGATTGAGAAGTTGTCCGCCCACAAGCTTAGTACCAAGGGCGGCAGCCCCTGGAGTTGTGGCAGTCTCTATAAGCTCTGTAATCTGCACCACACGCTGTACTATGGCCATGGATGCGTACTGTACGTCGGCGCGGTAAGACTTCCTAGTAACCTCGTCTGAGACAGTCATAGACAACTGCCCAGAAGTAGGGTTATTAGTAGTCACAGCACCTATGAGGACACCCTTCTCGTACCCTCTTCGGGATCTCCTTTTGTCGTTGGGTACTAAGAAATTTCCTCTTTTTGTAACCCTGGGAACCATCTGGTGCCCCCCTCGAAGCACGATCCTAAGCTGCATCCCAGGCTGTATCTGTGACAGATGCAGGGGGATGGAAGGGTCTTCTATGTCAACTGAAGGTACGTCTGCAAGCGGTATGCAAATCCACCCGTCTGTTACCATACCAATAGTAGAGTTGCTGTCGCAAACCCACCCGTCCGTGAACATTGACAAGCTCATTAGGTATCTCTTACCTTGTCAAACGTCTTAGGTCTAGTAGGAGTTGTGTCAGGTGAAGCGGAGATGGTGAACGTATCTGTTTCTCCTTCTCCAGTTCCGCCCTCGGTAGCCGCATCCGCAGCTGCTTTGCTAGGGAACCAGCGCTCGCGCCCAGAGATGAGCAAGCCCTCTGTGCTGTAGACCATGTTGTCTCTCTTAGAGTACCTATCTCTAGCGTGTACAGCCTCTGCAGTGTCAGGCACGACGGATGCGTTGATCACTGCCACGTTGACGAGTCCTGTAGCGTCCACAATAGCGTTCGGCCCTGAGTCGTCGTCGTTGAGTACACCTATACCACGAATCTGGATGTCGCCCTCCGTGACGCTCGCCTCCAGCCCTACCTTACCGCTAGATATGTCGATGCTGATGGCCGAAGCTGGGTTGTTCACGTCGCGGATGTTGAGACCCCCATGCCAATTGCGGATTTGCAGGTTAGTTGCCGAGTTGCTGAGCGAGAAGGATGGCCGCCCAGAGCCTGGCACGAACGACGCGCAGTTACCGAGGAAGTTTTGGTTGCCGGCACTCGCAGGGATAACTGCGTTATCCCCGGAGAAAACGCAGTCGATGAACGACGCAGACAGATTTGTGACGTTTGATACGTTGCACCTCTTGAAGATGCAGCCAGTCGACCCCCCTCCGTCCCCCGTCACAGCCATGTCCTCAAAGATGGTGTCCGTGAAGTCGAAGCCTTCCAGCGAGATGTACGCAGGCTGACCCGCGCCTCTCAGGGTGACGTCGATGAGTCCCGATCTGCGATGTACAGGCCGCGCCCATGGAACTCATCGATGCCTAGTCTCGCAGCTAGGGTGAACGCGTCGTCAAGGTTGTTGACAGGGCTCCCATCCGTTCCCGCTGGAAACGTGGTGCCGGGTATGCCCGTCAGGAGGTCGATGTTGATGACGCCGTTGTACGCGGTGTCCTGCTGTAGAGATAAGATCTGCTCCACGGATTGCGTGATCGGTTGCAGCCCGACTAGGAACGTGGTGAACATGCCGAGGGTCGGGATCGCAATGGCCTTGGAAGGCTCTTGCGGCGCTAGGTTGCCCGTGAAGTAGATCGTGATGTCTTCCTCCGGGGGGCGGATGCGCCAGCCGGAACCGTTCTGGATGAAGAAGTACGCGCCTTGGTCGATGCCTGGCGTAAGAGGGTTGCCGCCATCCGACGCGAATGCAGGCGGGTACTTCGCGTTGTCACTAAGCTTTACCCACTCCTTCCACTCGCTGTACAAGTCGGTCTTCACGTCAACCTCGGTTATGCCCGAGTCGAGAGTGATAATGAGGTTCGGTCCGTCGAATGTAGGCATTATAATTATGGGTTCGTGTAGGTACGGTCGAAGACTTGAGACACTGGGAGCGATGTGTCGGTGGTTGGCATCGTGAAGTTTAGGATGTCGGCTGGAAGGTAAGACTTCGAGAAGACGCGAATGTCCACCGCGACGCCAGCGCCGAGCGTGATGGCGTAGGACCCTGTGGTCACATCCTCCTGCCCTGTTAGCTCAGTAGTGGTGCCGAAAGCGTAGACACGGACCTCGGTCGGGTTTTGCAGGCCCGTGAGTGTCACAGAGACATTGTTGTTGACTGTCGTCGATGGAGTGCCTGTGTTGTTGTAGACGCTAGGCGTATCGCCTCCACCAGTGACGTTGATGATCGTCGCGCTGCCATTGTCGTTCTCGATGGCGGCATCCGTGCTTCCCGATGGACCTGCTGTGAGATTGCTACCTGCGGTACCAGCGTAGCCTGAGAACTTGTTGCCTTTGCTAGTCTGTGTTGTCGGCCCCCCAGACAGGAGTCCCACTGCGTGACCGTCACTGAACTGAAAGGTGGAGCCAACGATGTCTGTGAGGTCGTCTGTGAAGCAGAACGGAACGCCGTCTGCTGTGTTGGCATTGATGACCGTGCAGGCCAAGAAGTCGCCAATGTTGCTCAGCTGTGCCGACGTGCAATCAATGAAAAGCGTAGAGATAGCACTCACAGTCGCGCCGTCCAACTGGAAGTCACCGCCGTGAATGAACGAACAACCATAAAGGTTGGCTGCGTCTACGTTCGCGTCGTCGCAGTCGAAGTACCAACGCTGCCCAGCAGATGCCGCCTGTACAACGCAGCCTTGTGCGCCTGATGCGTCATCCCCTGTGCCGGTCTTGATCCCCAACTCAAAGCTCTGCACACCCGACCCACCGACTACCTCTAGCCCGTAGAACGACGTAGCAACGTCCCAGTCTTCCCACAGGATGGTTTTGTTCGTGTCGCTGAAGCCGTGAGTCACAGCATCATTTGCACCGAATCGAATCGGTGTGTTGATGTCTACAGACCCACCTGTTCCACTCTTAGCAGTGCCCCAAGCTCCTGCCTCTGCCGTAGCTACGATGTCGTCCCAAGTCCAGTCTACTGATCCTGTGTTTTGACCCTCAACTTGGATCCCTGGTGTTGCCGAAGGTAGGCGCCACATCGCGTCTACCCAGGTGTTGTCAGCCATTCGGGGCATCGTCGGCGTCTGTGTAGTCACTCCGACATATCGGACTGCTGATGCCGCTGGTGCCGTCCCGTTGGTGTTGTCTGGACTTGCCGACGCTTTGTCGATGTCCACCACGAGCATCACCCAGCCGCCGTTCACTGCTTTTGGATAGTCGTCTGATCCTGCGACGTAGACCTCAAACCAGTCGCTTACTGTTGCTCCACAGAAGCGAACGGTCATACCGCCCGCTGCTTTCGTGTTGAGCAAGCCCGCGATACCGCAGTTCACCCAGAGATAGAACGTGTTCCCGCTCCAGTTCTGAGCAGTGCCAGCGTCGTAGAGGAGCCCGTCGCGTGATGAACCCGAGTAGTAGCCGAAGGAGCGTGAGCCCTGGATGAAAATCTCAGTATCCGCCGTGCCGCCGGCGGATCCCGAGAGGTCATCCGGTGTCGTTACTGTGTCCACTGTCTCGAATCCAGATAGGAGCGTTCTGTTGTCTGTGATTGCCATCTACGCCTCCTTGCATCTTCGATCCCACGCAACTACAGCCCAGGCCGAGTCTGCATACATTTGGTCAACCGAGTCAGTCGGTATGAACACCTTGGAGTCGGGGGCGCGGTTTGCGAAGACCTCATCATCTATGTGATTCGCATCGCTACCGAACCAGTACACAGCATTCGCTGGATGCACGAAGTCTACGAGGCTGGTGTCCCCTTGGATGTTTGCGCCGTTCGTAGGTGCTAGCAGAACGATGCTGTAGTCGGACGGTAGGTCATCTGGACAAGTGATTGGTGTCGCGTCGTGAAGTACGCTGCTAGTGATGAGCGCGGGGTCGCCATGGACGTAGATTACGTCTGGGCGAAAGTTGCACAAGATAAAATCCCAGTGAGCCTGCGACCCTTGCGCTGTGATGACGACTCCGACCATAAATCACTTCCATTTCTCAAGGACAGCTACACACTCGTCCTTGAGTTTGTCGTTGCCCTGCTTACCTGCTTCGTTGCGTAGGTCTTTGATGAAGTCCCTAAGCTCAATGACAGACATGGACTTGTGCCCAAGGTTATTGTTGATTGCGTTTAGCTCTTTGAACGCGTCGTTGACCTGCTGCTTCTGGGCAGTGATCTTGGCGTAGGCTTCGTCGACCTGCTTCCGGACATGCACCAGCTCCTCAGAGCGCTCGACGAGCCGGGCCTGTTCGTCCCGAAGCTCGTCTTCTGCGTTCTTAAGCTGTCTACAGGCTTTACATCGTATGCTTGTTGTCATTGCCTTGATGTTACCATGTATACTGGTATACTGCAACATTTTACAGTGCCCCAGCTAGTACGTACTATGGGTTGGAGTAGTTACGTTCCAGGCCTGCAACGAGCGAGAAACTCAATCCAGTGTTTCTCGTAATCGTACCCGTGGTTTCGACGTACTGACCAGTCTCTAATCCAATAGCGCGGAGCGTGATGGCTGCGTCTGTAGCAGCGGTTCGCCCCCCCTGGGTATTCCCATCGTAATCGAAATCGAAGCCGACCGAGGCTGCGCCGATGGTACCGGAGATGTCCGTCCCCGCGTTGTTGTCTACGAGGATAGCGTCGGGGCTGTTGATTGGATTCTCATCGAGATTACCCGCCACAGCAGCCTCGTCAACCACGGTATCACCGCTCATCTTGCGAGCGTCGAACTGCGACGTTGATGGCGCAGCGTCGGTGATAATCCAGACCCCATTGTTCTCTTCGTTGACGAATCCAGACAGTGTTACGTGGTCGTTCTGTGCGAGACCAGCAGGGAAGTTAGATCCTGCCGAGTCGATGGATGCGTCGTCACCTACCGCAGACGAGATAGCCAAGTCGGCTACAGCAGTTCGAGTGGTATAGGTAAAGAACATCCAGTAGCTCCCCGCAGAATCGTTGACGAGGTTTGGGTTGAACGAGATCGTACCAGCGGCAACGAACGGAAAGTTGCGGAGAGTTGCTGCGTTGTCGGTGAATCCAAGACGGTTGGTGTCGTTGGAGTCGAAGCCTTCGATGAAGACACCAGAGCCACCGCCATTGGGGTTACTCGGCGTAGAGACGCCTGTGTTGAGCGTATCGCCGACAAAGGTGAGCAGGGAGTCGGCAACACGGCCAATGACGACGCCAGAGGTCTGGTCGATGTCGGTGGTCTGCCTTAGCTCACGTTGCACCTTCTCGTAGATTTCCTCGGCAGTAGCGACCACTGGAGTGGCCCGCTGCATGGTGAAGGAGAGGTTAGATTCCGTCGCGGTCAATGCGACGGTGAGTGTTATCTCCAGCGTGCCCGCGTTATCAACAGGTGTACCTGAGATCGTGTGCGAACCTTGGTCGGTGCCTTCATGAATGAAGAGCGTACCCCCTACGTAGTCGGCTAAAGCTTCGCCTGTGCCTAGGGAGAGCGAGGCAGAAGTGAACAGCGTTGAGCTTGCACTTGCGCCCTGTGACTGTGAATACGTTCCAACATCGACGATGATTCCGAAATCTCGCTTCGTCGTCGTATCGACCTCTCGGTTGTATGCGGCAGCGAGGTACCGGAGACGAATCTCTGTGTACGGACTGATAGTGTCGATGTTCGCATCGGTCTCACTGATTTTGAGATCGGTTGCGTTCGAGAGCGGGAAGCGTTCAGCTTTGTTCGTAAGGGTCGAAAGACCGATAGCAGTAAGGTTTGAAGCATCGTAGCTCTTGCCGTTAGGGTCGCCGTCGCGAACGCGAAGGCGGGGGGCAAATGCGTTGCGGTTGTCCACGGACACCTGCACGAGAGGATCAGCTTCGCCCGTGTTAAACGACCCTGTGGCGAACGTCAATGTGAGTGCGGCAACGCCCGTGATGGTGTACGTCCCATCATTGAGTGCGGTAGTAGAGTCCCGAGTCGTCATCTGCCCACCGACTTTGAAGCCGTCGTCGATGAATGAGCCGGATGCGCGGGTAACAGTATCTGCACCCCCTCCTCCGTCTACATAGGTGAAGGTGGCAGGGTTTCCGATATCTTCGTATGTGAGAACAGCCTCGTTTACAGGTCCAGGGAACTCAAAGTTGACCGTGTTATCGACAGTCGGGTCGTTACCGAATTCGTAGTACGCGTTGTCTGTCGCGTCATCCTCGAACGAGCCCAGCGAGATGCAGCCGAACCACTGACGAGACAGGTTGCCAAGCTCGTCAATCTCCGACCAACCTCCGGTACGCAAAAGCTTCTCGGTGATAGCAGTTGCACCAGCAACCGAGGAAGGAGTCCAACCAGACACGAATTCAAACTGCTCGGGCGTAACCGCCACGAAGGGGAAGTCGAAAGGGATTAGCGCAGGGTCATCCTTCCACTCCTCCTTGGCAAAGGAGTAGAGAGCCTGGATGGTGGCTCCGTCCGTAGATAGTAGACCTTGCTCTAGCAGGTAGATGTCGCTAGAGAGCGTGTCAAAGAAGACGCTCTTCTCGGTAGCAGTGGAAGCGTCGGTGTGCAGCGTGGTAGCTGCCTCGCCGACCGCGTTGGCGACGGGGTTCACACCAGTCTGTTTGCTGGCGGTGATGGAGCCTGTTGTGGGTGCCCCTCCGTCTTCCAAATAGAGCCCGTTGTTCTCTGGATCTGAATGGTCCCGGATTTCAAAGTAGTCGCCGGCAGTAATGCTCGGCAGCCCCGTCCCTGCGCTGGTGATGGTTACTTGTGCACCTGTCGGTGTACCAAACACGATGTCGGTAACGGCGGTGGAAGCGCCTTGAGAGAGGTTGTCTGGATCGGTGATTAGTGCCATGTGTGTTCTTTCCTATCGAGCAGGCTTAACCTGCGGTTGTATAGATGTGTGGTGTGCCCTAGGAGGTGGGATGATAGTCGATGTGGTGAAGTGTATTCTACCAGGTTAAGTATGCGTAAGTAAATAACTATTTTTTCAGAGCTTCATCCAATTTTCCGCTAATTGTTTCCAAAGCCTCTTTTATCTGCTCTAGTACCACGGTCTGCCTAATGTCGTTCTTCTCGACAAGCTCTACCCGGTCTTCTACTTTGTCAAGATCTTCGTCTGAGGCCATACCTGCAAACATGAATGCAGTACCCCACACGAGGCCACCAAGAAGTGCTAACGTAGCTATTATCCCCCCAACACCCCTTAAAATCTTCCATATATCCGCACCTTGGTTTTGGGGTGGCGACGTACCTTTCCTGTCGGCGTACAGAACTGCAGTGCTTGCTATGTCGCTGTTGTTGTTCGAAAATCCTAATCCCATTATAGTACCACCATTCTTGCGCCAGAAAATGCGCCCTTCAACTTAACTAAGTTCTCGTCAATCCACTTGCGGTAATCCTCAATCGTAGCTGAGTAGATGCCGTAAGTAGCGGATGCTGTGTAAGACACAGACTCACTTATTCCGTCCCTAGACACTGATTGTGAGGAGTAACCACCCCTGAATGCCTGGCCAGCTATAGTTAGTATGTCAATTGAAACCTTCTTAGCTACAAGCTCTAGTAGGATTGGAGGTGTTTTCCGGTACCCTACTATGGCATCGAAGTTCCAGAAGTTGGGAAGTGGTACTGGACCTCTTAAAGCTTCTACCCATATCAGGCCTATGAAGTTGAACGCAACCTCCTGGTTGAAGGGTACTAGCTCCACAAATCCACCTTTCTCGTGAGCCTCTACCCATTCTAGGGCGATATCCACAATACGAGTGTTTGCTATCTGACCATATAGGTCATTGAACCTAATCAGAGGGTAGTAAGGAAGCTTGAAGTTTATCCACCTACCTGCTGCAGCCCTCCTGAAGGTCACAGCGTCCACTACGCAGTCCCAATCAGCGTTGACTAGCACTGGTATGTCTGTACCTTCCGGGTACGTTATGGACCCGGAATCAGGCTCTGTGACCACGTTAGTGGGCTCTATATAGACACTCAATGCAACGTCCTCAACCCAACTGATTGCCTGGTCGATCATCTGACGCATTCTGGCGTCGTCGAAAGGCTTCCTGTCCACAAGTAGCTCCTCAGTGACGTCCACGACTGGCAGGTTATTTACGTTGGCTACCTTGACCCTGATGTAGTCGGAGGAGGAGCCTCTCCTGAGCAGATAAGATTTTCTAGTAGACACTATAGTTACTGGAGGTCCGTTGCACCAAGACAATGTCCTTGTGATGTCCGTACCATTATCAAAGTATTTGTATATTAGAGGTATCCAGGTTGAAGGGGTACCCTTAGACACCTCAGTAACCTCTACACCAGTGATAAGTATCGGCTGCTCTACTACTGTCAGAAGCTCCGACGCCTTCTGGTCGGTACCGTGCAGGTAGTCTGATTTAAGACGTCCAACCGTGATAAGAGACACTATGAAGTCCTCAGAGTCGTACTCAATGTTTGGGTCTGTGACAGACGTGGCCCTCATTAGGTAGTCTCCTCTACGGACCTTAGGAACACCTTCTGAGTCGGTTATCTCCGACAGGTCGAACTGAAGGTCATAGTCTGCCGTGTCCTCTGAGGTGAGTGTGAGGGTCTTGAGAGCTACGGAGATATCTTTGTTTCTCCTCGACTTAACGAGACGCACCTCTACCTCTTCGTCAAGCATGTTAGCGCCAGCAGCGGTAACAATTACAGACACGACGCTACGGTCTGCCTCAAACCTTGAGTACTCAGTGTCGTCTACTGTTACGAATAATGATGTTGGTGCTACCATTTAATGGTTCCTTCCTAAATACTACGCTGGTGGTGGGACTAGTGGAGGCTTGCGCCAGCCAACCGTGAGTTTGATGTCCTCCCAACCGGATCCGGTGTCTCGGATAGTCAAGAAGTAACGACCGGGCTTAGGATTGCTTTCAAATGCGTAGAAGTTCGCTGTGTCTTTTCTGTCGTGGTTGTATAGGTTGTACGGTGTATCCCCATTTTGAGGGAATAGGTGCCTACGCACGTACAGGGAGAACCTATCGCCGTTCGACGGGTCGCCAACGTGGTATCCGTTTACTGAGCTGATATACAAGTCAACCGCTCCTTCGGGCACGTCGAAGTAGTGGTACGTTATATTCTCAGCAGACCCTGCGTTGACTGTCGTAATGAATGTCAGACCGTTGGTCAACTCCCAATATGGAACAGCCTTGTCTTGGTCGTAGAACGTCATCCTAGAAGTTTCGTAGTACCTAGGACTGTGCCGTACGTAACACCTGCCTTCGACCCCAGCGTCGTCAATGAGTGTTGCGTACATGTAGTCGTATCCAGACGGATTGGCTACGATGATGTCCTGGTCTAAGCCGACGTACGGTACGTTGTTGATAAGCCAGTCACACGACACCAGAGTTCTACCTGCTGCTAGCTGCAGGGTTTCTGAGCCCCGAAGGTGGACTGCCAGTTGCGTAGTGTTGGTCAGGGCTAGGTCTGGATTTATCCTGAGCGACTCAACTAAGTCTATTGTGGGAGCGTCCAGATCGACCCTGAAGTCGTCTGCGGTCCATGCCCCCCATTCGTACCCAACACAGAACCACCACCGTCCAGGTCTTGGGTCTCGTATGAGCGTCCTAGCTACGTTGGTCCACTCGTACCCCACACTGCCATCCACTACGTCCTCCTCTACAGAGGGAGGTTGTCTGTACATTAGGATAGCCTCTATGTTACTGCCTGCTGATTCGGCCATGACCGCAATGCTTCTCGTCCCTGGCGGTACATCAATGTAGTAGTCGGCATCGAACCCCGTGCCCGACGCTGGTCCGTTGTTCACGCCATCAACGATAACAGTGCCACTTGTGTAGTTTAGTTCGATTTTTGTGAAGCTCTCCTGTACCAGAGTAACCGACTCGCCGTAGGTGTCGGTGACTGTAAGTGATACATCCATATTCCCGGCTGTTGTGTACACGTGGAGCGGGTGCTGCTCCGTACTAACAGCAGAGCCATCACCGAAATCCCACTCCCACGAAACGACCTCGCTCATGGGAGCGAAGGTGTAGTCCGTGAACTGGACTGTCACAGAGGTCAAGTCCCACGCCTCCCATGATAGGTGCATGTCGGGTACGGGCAAATCCACAACGGATACTCGGACGGTGGAGTCCGAGTAGGTGAACTCAACGCCCTCACTGTCGGTGACGGTCAGGGCTACGGTGTACGTGCCTGCTGCTTCGTAGACGTGAGCAGGGCTCAGCAACGAGCTTGTCGCGCCATCCCCAAAGTCCCATTCTTGCGATACAATCGTGTTGCGCTGACCGTCTGCGGAGGTGTTGTTGAACTGGGCTGTGAGTCCGTTGGGCGTGTAAGTGAACGAAGGGGCCACCGCCAGTGGTCCAACTTTTATGTAAGTCAGTTGCCGAGTTATAGGGTCCGGCCCGTCCATGTAGAAATACATGAACATTATCCCTTCGTGGTCGTAGGTGTTGCCTCCACCTAGGCCGATGGCCGACTGGTCTATGTACCCCGTGCTTGAGTACTGCGCTTCTGTGGCAGACGTATTGTCTGCATCCCACATATAGCAGTTCAAGTCCTGCGGAGTACCAATATCCCCTGCCCTGAGTTCGAAGTATTGATTGTTCGGGTTCGTTGGGTTTAGCGTCGGAAGGTCAACCCAGAAGAACGCAACCGTCTCGTTATACGTGAGGTTAACGGAGCCTTCCCAGAGGATTCCAGACTCAAGTTTTATGGCACCAGCTACGGTCGATTTGCTAACTGTTGCGGTGTGGCCCGCTGAGTCAACCACGGTCAACGTGACTGTATGTACGATTGGTGAATCGCCGGTAAGGAAAGACCCGTATTCCGTGTATTCGTGCCGTGGTGATTCTTCGTTTGATGCGTTGCCATCTCCAAAGCTCCAGACGTAGCTGGTAATTCCATGTTGGTCGTTAGACACTATAGGGGTGAAGTTGGTGAACCACCTATCGTCTTGGTCAACTAGGTAGGTGAAATCAACTGCGAGTGGGCCAACATCTCCAGTATCCACATAACTGAACAGGTCTAACGTAGCTAGGTTAGGAACACTAAGCTGTGTTCTAAACTGTATGTCTGGGACTGTTATGTCTACCAGTGCCATCCTAACTAGGTCAAAAGAGAAGTACCCGTTAGAAGCAGTCCTAGCGTTTACAAGACTGTCTGAGAATGCTACTGGGCTCTGAGCGTAAGGAGTGTCTATAATCCTAGCTGAGACGTTAACATTGCTTAGGGGGTCGCCGTTAAGGTCGTACACGAACCCAGACACTGCACAAGTCTCTACACTTGCTGTAGGCTCCACAGTGACGTCTGCGGTCACTTCAGCCAGGTCTACAAACTGCTCGGACCTTACCGACGTCACCTTGTAGACAAAGTTACCAATGGTATCAAGCTCTGTAGAAGTGAAAGTAATCTCGTATACCCCAGAACCTAGCTCGGTCCAAAAGGTGGTTCCGGTTACTGCCGTAGTTGAGAATCCTAGAGCAGTGTTAGCCGTACCTCCGGTAACCTCAATAGAAGAGGTACCTCCGGTAGTGGCGGATGTAATGACAATGGAGCCTCCAACGTCTGCGGCGGTGGCTCCTGTAATATCGGTAGTAATGACTGCTGCTACCTCTGCTGTGGTAGCATTAGCTATGTCTAAAAAGTCCACTGTGTTGAACGTAGCGGTTAGTACTCCACCACCGTCAACTGCAACTGTTAGAGTTTGCCCGTCAACCAGTGCATAAGTCCCTGCATTACCAGATGTGATAACAGCAGCAATAGGTGCGATAGCCTTAGTCTGAAAGGCTGCACCATCTTTACTGTACTGAACTAGTACGTCTGTGTAGGTAAGACCTGCAACGGGATTAGTTACGTAATCAGTGATAGTTGCTAGTAGGTCTGCCGTTTGGTTTTGAGGGACAGTCCTCGCCATACTAGCCTTCTCCTATTATAATAGAGTAGTCTGCCCCCGCAGCCGATTTTACGAAAAGGTAGTGGAACAGTGCGTTCACCTCCAGAGAGATATCTGTGGCGTTGATCGTGAAGTAGTTAGTTCCTCCGTCGAAACTTACCTCTAACGAGTTAACTGCGTCTAGGTTGGCGATCTTAGCGTACTGCCCTATGCCGCGCTTTACTGCGATCTTCGTGTACGCTGCTGTGGCAGTGCCGTTGGCATGCCGGAGTCTCATTGGTCTAGTAGGCATAACGCCCTCCTATGTAAGTAGCTCGCCCCCATACCGAGGGCGAGAAAGTTAAGCTAAGTTTAACCTAGCTGCCGTCATCCAGCCGTTTGGCTGGAGGTGGAGTACGTACTAGTACGATGCTCTCCATAGAGTCTTGGTTCGTTAGAGCGGCTACCGCTGCGTAGAATGTAGCGGCATCAACTGTCGCTGCTGCCTGGATAGCCTCTACAAAAGCCGTAAGCCTGTTAAGTTGGAGACGCATCTCCTCTACTTGTCGGCTTCCGAGATCTCCTGGTACTTTCTTTTCTGTTGCCATGATAAGTGTCCTTTATTATTAAAGATTATAGCACAGATTAGTCGTCGGAATCTTCAGATTCTTCTACTTCTTCAAGTGCTTCCTCTTCGTCAAGAAGATCCTCTTCAGGTTCTTCCTCTTCATCGTCTAGCTCTTCCTCTTCTTCAGGGGCAGCTAGCAATTCTTCGTCAATACCTTCCCTCGTATCAGCCTCTCTAGGGACCCCAGATACTTCTTCTAGGTCTTCCTCTACAACGCAAGATACGTGGTTCTTAGTCAATAGAGACTGAAAGTCTATACTAGTGTTGCCAACGTTCGCTACGGAACAGTAGCCGTCCTCGTCAAAACTAAATGACGTGTTTCCCACTAGGATTGCCCTTCCTCTATATTTTTTACTGAATGCTTTTAGCATTGGAAATTCCCTCTCTACAGCAGAAACACCACCCCTAACAGGAGTGGCGTCAAGTACGTCGTAGACACTCTTAGGATTAATCGCGCCTATTGCCCCACTTTTACTCATCTGCTTGTAATGTGTAGCGTTCAATAAGCCCAAACACGTTGTAAGGGCTCATTAAGCGTTACTGTACTAGACTAGACGTCCAATGTTGATGAGACGGAGCCATTTCTTAGGAGCGAACAAGATTGGAGTACCATAAAGGAGAATCATCCACCTGTAAGCTGGTGCCAAGATGGCAAGGTCCATGCGAAGCATAGGAAGGAGTTGACGGAAAGTGAGAACACTTTGAGTCATCTCGCCCATGTAAGCAATCTCGGTGAAAGGAAGCAAGAAGTTCAAATCATCGAAGTTGGTTACTCCAGAGTTTCCCTGACTTGCGACAGGCATCTGAGCAACAAGGCTGAAGTCAGCTGGTGAGGTAGAAACAGCCGCACCACTTGCAAGAGCACGTGTTCGGTAGATTCGGACGTATTCCGTTGGGAAACTTCCGACTGCCACAGCGTTTACGATAGCAAGGTCAACGTGGTTGCCTCCGTCCTTCTCCGCCTCAAGCATAGCCTGGTTAGCTGCGATGAAAACTGGAGCCGACTCACCAAAGCGGTTACAAGCAGTAATTGCGTAACCAAACTCCGTGGTACCTGCTGGGATGCCCTTGTTGAAGTCACCGTCTGTGCCAGAGAGCGCAGAAGTAACCGCAGAAGGGGAAGCAGGAGCACTAGCCGAGGTCGCAGCCGCTGGAGGGCTTGGGAGCCTCTTCAGGAATACGTTCGGGTTCATCTCCATGACGCCAGCTTGGGTCATGATGGAGTTGACACTCATACCAACCATGCCGTTTTGAGGGGCAGGAAGGTTGATGCGCTCACGTGGGTAGAACGTCTTCACAAGGTCACTCGCTACGCGGGTACCAAGCCAGATGTCCGTTGGGAAAGCAAATTGCTCAACCAGAAGGTTAGCTGCTTCCTCGATGTCAGCCTCTTGAAGGCTGTTACCCTCAAGGTCAATGAAGCTGGATGGATCAATAAGTGCGTCCATACCGTCCCATTGCTCAGACTCGCCATCAAACGCAAGAGACGAATCTCCTTTGAAGAGGGAAGCCTCGATCTTCTCAAGCATCCAAAGGATACCGCTCTGATTCTCAAGAGCAATAACGTCACCATGTGCGGGGTGCACAACGGTCATTGGGTGCGTGACTTCACGAGTTGTACCAACGTACTTGACCAAGCTGGTCTGACGTGTGTACGTGCTGTCCTGTGCTTGAGGGAGTTCACCCTCTTGCACGAAGGCGAACGAGTCCGAACCGTAGCTCGAAAGCTGGTTGTACTCTTCCACAGTGCTGTACGCAGGGCTCTTAGGAATCTTCTTCCAGAACTTAATGTGGTGCGCAGTATGCGTGACCACCTTGAGGGAACCCTCAAGTGACTCAACACGTAGCGAACTACCGCCAGTTTGAGAAGAAGTTTGGTACCCAGCTTCAAGAGCTTTTTGAAGGTCGCCAACTTCGGAATTGCTGCCAGTTCCAAAGCCGTTAACCGGCTGCTGGGAGTTGTAGTGATTTAAGCTTACGCTCATGATATATCTCCTTTATCCTTTAGTTTCCACCGCGTACGAGGGCTTCCACTTTTGCGCGAGTCGCAGGGGCCAGGTCGTTGGTGCTTTCGAAGCGAATTACCTCAATAGGGGTCACTTCATTGCTTTTAGAAAGTTCCACGAGTGCGTCACTAATGACGGATTTTGACATGTTCATGTCGAGTCCACCTGGACCTGTGTAAGACTTACTAACTACGTTAATGCCATTGTTTCCACCAGCTTGGCCCCTCATCTGAGATTTAGGTGCCCCTACTGGGAGCTGTGATTGGTACGCTACTGCGTCTGCAGAAGCTCCAACAGACTCTCCGATGCCTACTACTGCGGATGCTAGAGACTTGTTGAATTCGTCCTGCGCGCCAGCTGCGTCTCGTTGTGACTTCTCGATAGACTCAATTCGGCGAACTAGGCCTCCTAGAGTGCTCTCAAGAGACTTAGAGATACGTCCCTCGGAACCCGACAATGCGGAACCGATTGAGTTCGTAAGCTCGTAAAGGACTGTAGAAAGCTCAAGACCTTTAGAAACCTCCAGGAAACCATCAACGGCACCGCTGACAGACTACTTAGCATCTTGCTCTACTTCAGACTCTTTACCGCCTGCGTTGGTTTCAGGTACGCTACCAGCGTCGTCATCTTCACCAGACTTTGGAGCGCCGTCTACTGGCTTAGTGCTCGCCTTGGATAGATACTTACCTGTAGAAGAGTTGTAGCCACCCTTTAGTGCCCATGCCTCTTCTGGAGTTAGCCTGATACCCTTTGCAAGTTGCGATTGAATTGCTGGAAGTGGATTCACTCCATCTGCAATTGCAACCTCTGCACTGGTCAGTGCTACCGACTTACGAATCTTGTTAGCAAGTGACTTGCGAACTCCATTATAGTCGGTACCGTTTTCGTCGATGTGAACATCTCCACCATTAAGCTCATCTAAATCTTCCTGCGCTCCGCCTCCCCAGGTACCTGGGTTGGAGTCACTGCCGGTGTGATGTAGTTGAGAGCCTTTGGCCATGTCCTGTAGGCGGGCCAGAGACTTCTGGAAGTCGCCATTCTTTACAGTTGCCATAATTATTTCTCTCCTATGTTGTTACTAGCTGCCGACAGAACAGAATTGTTTGTGGCTTTTAATTTTCTTACCTTATTAGTGGCTTTTGCCACTATAGACATATTTACTTTAGACACTTTCGATACCCTTGGAGATGAAGATAGCGTCCACAACTGCTGCAGCAGTGGCCCTACTCCACCCCTTCTCTAGTTGGAGTACGGTGACGTACTCGTCGTGCGAAAGAGACATCTCTGGTGGAACATCCGCCAGTGACTTGTATGTCGTAACTTTTTCGGAACCCTCTAGGGATTCAGGTTGAAGCGCCAATCCTCCTGCGCTCCCAGCGGATAGTGCCTTTTCCTCGTCTTCCTCATCTTCACCCTCAATTAAAAGAGACCCGGAGAGAGACTTTGCGATCTCCGCCCAGGTGTTGGTGTTGACAGGGTTTGCAGTGATAGCGACGTTCTTGATCCAACAAGAGACAATCTTCGTACCACTCTTCTTTTTAACTTTGCCTTCGATAGAAAAGCCCACTTTTCTATCAGAGCCAGACTGTGCTAGGGAGTTGATGTGCTCCCACCAATAGTCTGCACACTCTTTTCCTTTATAAATGAACCCTTTAATCCAAAAGCCGTCCTTAGTTAGTTTGGCCTCTGTGGGCTCCCCTACTAGATTCTCAGGCCCCTGCTGGTGGTCATTATTAAAGTGGCCGTGCTTTAGAAAATACGAGAAATCTAGGCCTGCCTGCTTTACGGACTCGTTCTGCAGGTCCATATGGTCGGTGCTGGCAATTCCTTGGATCCAGCGCTTACCATCCTTGTCTTTCCCGGCCTTCACCATGGTAGCAGGAAGGAAAAATTTGAATGTTTCTTCGATTTTAGACATTAATTGACAGGTCTACACTTGCCGAAAAAAAGTAAAGGAGGAACTTCGTTGATACGAAGTCCTCCCTCTATTGGAGCGACAATGTGTATAGACTTTGTATCAATAAAAGTAGGGGTCTGTCAACCCCTATTTGTAATCTTTAATAAAAAGTGGTGGGTTAGCTACATCTCTGTCTAACTGCAGTGGTACCTGTACCTCTTTATTACAGCCCTTACACACGGCAAACACTTCATCACCCTTAATTACTAGTATTTTAGACCTTATTTTGCTCTCGTTGTCTCCTACAGACTTTAGAACAATCTCTGAGCAGGAGCACTTTATTTGGGATAATCTCACGCTGCCGCCTTTGCCTGGAAGTTATGCACTGGTACAGTCCTTAGCCATCTGCTGAATTCTTCTTCATCTTCATTGCGACCTGTCAACACCATTGACACCTGAGGTACTGAGTCGTGTACAAATCTGGAAAGGGACGTGTCTCCACCGGTACCTATGCCCATCTTTTCACATGACTGCTTAATGGACTGTACTACGATTGGGTCTACGGCTGCACTCTCGATAGCGTAGATAGCGCTCTCAAAATCTTCCACCCTCCCCAAGTCGTGCCCCATCTCGGACGCCACCTCTAGGAGGGCGAAGTGGTGCGCAGCATCGTAGTTAGCGTTGTGAGAACCAAATACCCTCTGTATCTCTACGGAGTACGTCTGACTTGCGTGGTAGGTCTGCAAGGACTCTGCACTGACTCCTACCTCTTCGAGTAGGTTAACTATAAAGTGAGGCCCTATCCTTCGCATATTTGAATAGTCCATGTCTCCATCCATACTAACTGGGGCCACCATGAACAGAGGCTCACCCGGATCCCTATTGGAGATCATTGCCCCTAACTGCTGCACTAGGTTAGGGCCCCCGTATACTTTCCTTTTACCAATAGTAAGTATCTCTCTGGTAAGTTTAACGTCTCCAACCTTTAGAGCCATTAGCTCACGAACCCTAAACCTGCCTTGGTCTAGCAGTGCGAGAGCCACAGCCACAATCTTATCTTTCTGGTGGTTGGACTTGAACAAAGCAGCTACGTACTGCCGGAAGTGCGGCAGTCTGTTGTCTGTTAAAGAATTCTGCCGGTTTATCTGGAACTGTGGGTTTCCTCGAAGGTCTGAGTCGATATATGAGTACTCGTGGTCTCCAGTGACAGGGTTAACCCACCTAGCGGCCCATAGGTTCTCCGGGTCGTTGCGATGGTAGTTCCGGTTCCACTGGACGTCTGCCCCGGTGTACGGGGCCCTAGACAGCTTCCTACCATCCTGTGAGTAGAACTGTGGAGCATTCTCAGGAGACATGGCATCGTCTGCTGCGTCTCCGAACGCGCTGTTGTAGTCTGCGTGTCCTTGAGGGGCGTTGCCCCTGGTGGACACATTCCCTGCTTCATCCTTGTACACGTACCTAGGGTACATGTCGTTACCCTCTTTGTGGGAGTAGGTGAAGTTGGCTTTCTCGAAGTATTCTTCTTCTGACATAGCTAGTATAGCCTTTTCCAGTGCTACTACAGACCTAAATGACTTCTCTACTGGCCAAAGATGCTCGTTTAACGTAACGATATCAGCACCACGCCCCTGACTATTTAGCACCCTGTTAGCCCAATCTCTGACGTCGTCCACAGTTTGAGTTATGACTCTTCCGTCACCTCCTTCAGCGACTTCTGAACCTGCTCCACTGAGAGCCTGCTTAAACTGATTAGCTATAGCTTTTAGGTCCTCGTCCTTTGCACTTTGAATAAACGAGTCTGCCCTATCCGTTAAATCACTAATCCTGAGAGCGCCTCTTTCTTGAGGGCTTAGCTTGAACTCCTCTTTCTCTTCCGCAGTAGCAACCTCTACTTCAGGAGGAGGTGCATTCGCCGCAACGTCCGCACGGGCTTCTGCGTCTAGTCTCTGTAGCTCTGCGAAGCCTTCATTCCCGGCCTGTACATTAAAAGCCTTAGTTGCGACACGAGATTGTACTCTCCTCTTTAGCTCGTACTCCATGGTATGGCCAGGTCTCTTAGTATCTGGGTGCCAGGTGTCTACAATATCGCCGATAGCTCCTACTATTGGGGCGTCGGCTGGGTCCGCAGCCATGTTGGACAGTTCTCCAGGGTCTATCTTCGGGTTATTTATGGCCGTAATTGAGGGTCCGTACTCACGTGCGATGTCCCTCATAGCGTTCAATCGATTCTCGTCGGAACCCCAGTCATTCATGTACGCCCGCCTACGAAGACCGTGCCCAGGGCCAGTTCTTCCGGCCTTAATGGGAAGAGCGCCTGAAGCCAGAATATGACCGGTATCCATACCCCTACTCTTCATGGAGTCTGCGGTATAATCATCCATATTAGTGGAGATTCCCAGGTCGGTAAGCCTTTTAAGAAGCGATGAAATCCTGTTTACAGCGTTGTTTAGGTGGTTTGCAAACTCTTCAATTCTAGCCTCATTAGGCGCATAAATAGTGGTTTTACCTGAAAACTTGTTGTAAAGGAAGCTACCCTTATCAAGTACAATCTTCCAACCTCTAGAGATCTCTTTTATCTTCTTGCCTTTTGGATCAATAAATCGATTAGTTTTTTTGTCATACGGCTGAGCTACCTTGACTACCCTCCCATGCACACGGCCAGTGATATTATCCTTTATTTCAGGAGTCTTGATCCTACCACTGGCTACGGCGGAGTCTACTGCCAGCTGAAGCCGCATGAACGTATTGAACTCGTCCCATGCCTCTTCGGGAGTCGCCTTACTTGTGTGGGTTGCCCAAGGTCCGGTAATATAGTCCTCATTAATCATAGGGCCTACTGGTTTAAGCTTAATCTCCCAATTGTGCTTCGCCGATGGAGGAGCCTTGCGCAGCTCAACCGTAAAATTCTGCCCTGTGGCGGGCATCGTAATCTCACCCTTTTTCCCAGGCTCATTTTGTGGACCTTGCTGCCTAGCTAACCTGTAGGCTTCCTCTGCGTTTGCGTTGTCTTCGCTAGGGTTGTGGTGCTGAGGTAGAGCGTCTACGCTGTGCGTATCCCTGAAAGCATCTGCAAAGCCGTGTGCGCCTTCGCTTGGGTCATCCTGGTAGGTGTACTTCCAGGAGCCGTTAACCCACTCCCTCTTGATGTACTTTCCTCCACGCTTCCGACCCTCTGCTCCAGCAGCGGGGGCTCCCGCAGACGAGTTCCCTGCAGCCGAAGCACCTCCCCCGCCCCCTACCGGAGCTGCACTGGTGGGTGAGGTTGGGGAATCGGCACGGGCAGACGCTAGCGGGTCGGCTGCCTTCATTAGGTCAAGAATTCCGTCTGATTTTTTCAACACTACCTGTCCCACGTCTTTCTAGTTAGGATACCCCTAACTATCATCCTAGTGAGGCCATACTTTTTAGCTAAGGCAGCAGCCCCATTCTTCCTTGGTACGTACTCTTCTCGTATTTTATTAGCAAGATCTAATGTTATGTTGTGTGGGTTTGCCCTAGGAACATAATGTTCTGCGTTTCTTCTGGCGTCCCTTGTCGAAATTCTAGAAGCCTTTAAACTGGATTTATGTGCTTCAGACAATTTCTTCCCCATTTTTGCCTTAGACATATTGCGTCTTGATTTCTCAGTGTGTTTCTTCCCCCTTTTTGCCTTAGACATTTTTTCTATAGATTCTTCGGAATGCTTTCTCCCCTTGTGCACCTTAGACATCTTCTTCCTAGTCTCTAGGGAATGCTTCTTTCCAGTATTAGCCGCACGAAGCGTGGCCGCATGTGCTTCAGATAATTTCTTCCCCCTGTGCGCCTTAGACATCTTCTTCCTAGTCTCTAGGGAATGCTTCTTCCCCTTGTGCGCCTTAGACATCTTCTTCCTAGTGGCTTCTGTAGGTATTCCACCTTCTCCCCCCTCAGTACTATTAGTAAGATTGAATCCTATAGACCTATACAGCGCTATAAGCTCTATTTCTTTGTAATCAAGGGATTCATCATCACAACAGTAAGCCAGAATAGACCACTCTGGTTTGCGCCCTGCATTCACACACTTAGCAATCCATTTCTCCTTGTGAGTAGACTTCTTAAACCACGAAGAAAGCACTAAGTGTTGCGGAGGTCTCTTCGATCCTCGCGCAGTCTTCCCTACATACCTTACTTCGCCAGTCCATGGACAGTGTAGGGCGTATACAAATCTGTTATTCTCCTCAGCTATTAACATATATGCATTACTTCCTCAGCGCTTCAACGAGGTCGTCATTGATTAAATATCCATTTCCAGAGGCTTTTAAAACCCCGAGTTTTTCGAGCCGATCTGTCTCTCGTTTTGAGATACCACGCCGTCCAAATTCTGCTCGTTTAATAGGTCGCTTGAGTCTTCTCCCCCAGGACCATACATCGGAGATGAATCTGAGGAGTGCGGCATCTTTTGCGGTGTCGCTACGTACCCCATCTCCGGGAGCATCTGTGCCATTGGGTTCATTCTTAGCCATTCGACTTGGTCCTGTAGGAAGCCTCTAAGCTCCGCTCTAACTTGATTGGGGCTGATTGGGCGGTACTTATAACCGTCACCCCATACTGCTTGCGCCAATTTTAGCAGATCCTTGTCATTCATGCTACCGATACTATTGTATTGTTGCTGAACTGACTGTAGGGCATTCATGTCGTAAGGGTCGAGCATAGGCTGCATAATTTGTTCCTCTTGCCCTTCTTGATGTGCCGGCGGTTGAGACACCTCTTGGGCAGGCTCATCATAAGACTTATCCATCTTCCCAAGCTTCTCGTAGTAGTCCTCATCGTCCTCAAGATGGTCCATGGCTATCTCACGAGCCAGAGGCTTGTTGGTGGTGTGTTCAAGCTCATGATCCCGCCCCTCCTTAAGAGAAGCAGGATCAAAGTCCTTAGGAGTTTTGCCGTCTGCAGCGCCACCAGGTATAAGGTCCTCTATCTTAGACATACCTCGATAGAGCCCTTAGAGCCTTAAATGTGGCTTTGTCCTCGTCTACAGGCTCTTCCTCTTCGTTGTATCCTGCGTCTGGGCCAGGGAATCCTGCGTTCGACTCTGGGACATCAACGTCCTCCTCGCCAGCACCCATATCAGGATTAGCACCCATATCAGGCTCAGCACCCATACCATGTGCTTCGTCCATAAGCTCAGACATGTCGAATGATGCGTAGTCTTCCTCACCAGCGCCTGATACGTCTGTCTGCTCTCCGATAGGACCTCCAGTAGCAGAATCAATCATACCTGGCTTTGGTCCAGGCTCCATAGGATCTGGTGCCAAGGGCTTATTCTGATCCATGCTAGGCTCCATAGAGTCCTGCCCCAGGAATGATGACAGAGGGTCAGGCTGGGGTGGAGCACCACCGGCCATAGGGTCTTGGGCCATAGGGTCTTGGGCCATAGGGTCTTGGCCAGCCATAGGGTCTTGGGCCATGGGGTCCCTAGCCATAGGGCC